TCTTCGCCCGGAACTGGTGCTTGTCCAACGCCTATGTTGCCTCCACCACCACCTGATGGGTCAGCAGCATTTACGCCTTGTGCTCCACCTTGTTCTCCACCATCATCTTTAATACCCCCAGCAGCTTTAATTATTTCTGCTTGTATAAATGCTTCTCGTTCATCATTAATTAACTTTTCGGCATCTAAGTCCATAGCTGAACCAAGCTCTCTTAATATAACTGGTATTTTTAAATAAGGTGCTACAGCAGGGTTATTACCAATTTGTAACAGTTGTAGTAGTCTTTGACTTCTAACTTCATTTTTCATAAGACTTTCTGTACCACGTGCTTTGACTTCTAAGTCTCCACGTGCTTCAGGGTCAAAGTCAAACTGCATATTAAAAGCAAAAAGTGCCTCACCTAAAGGTTGTAGTAAATAATCATCTAAATTTTTTACAACGCTTTTTATAGATAGCTGAGCTGCTCCCATCAGCATGCTGATACCAGCGGCTGTTCTTCCTGTACCTGCAACCCCTGTTTGTCCATGCGAATAAGACGGAATGCCTGTAGCATCATCTGCTAAGACACGAGCCTTATCAAACATCATCATATTCTCTTGACTGACGTTAGGGTATTTAGTTCCGAACAGAGCTTGACCGGGTGCTCCTCCTTGTCGTCTAAATACTTTGCCGGGATATACCTGTAAGTCTTGCCCCGGAACTAAATTAGTTTCATCTATTTCAAATACTAAGTTGCCTGATAACACAGCATTATCAACAGCCATTCTCATAAAACCATTCATAAGTGTTTGTGAGTCTGCCATATTTTCTGCAAGTCCAACACCAAAGAAAGAATATGGATTTGTTTCATAAGGTGTTGCAAAATATGGAATACGTTTTGGACTAAACGGATTAATAACCATTCGTAGTATTTGATTATTACAAACCCAAATATTAACTTGTAATGTATCTACATCTTTTAGTTCATTAGGAATATCAAGTCCTGCTTCTTCTGCAAGACTTTTATCTATGTTGCCCCAGAACTCTAGTATTTCAAATCTGTCAACATCATATTGAGTTTCATTGTCTCTAAGGTCTGTTTCCCACCATTTACGTGTATAGTTATATCCCATTTCAATACATTCGTTAATAGCATCTTTATCAAAGTAAGGTCTGCGTTTTAAATTTCTTAATTCAGAATGGCTCATCTTATGTCGTTGAATAGCATATTCTACTTCAGACATATTATTTGCATCATAGTCAGGGTAAAAATTCCATATAGATACAGATTCTACTTTAGGAACTGTTTTACTTTCAGGACTGTAATTACCTTCTTCATCCCAATTTGCCATTTCTTTATCAAAAGCAAAAGGTCCTTTTAATATACCTGTACCAAATAATGCCATTTCAAAAGCAACATTACGTAAATGCTTAGAAGCACTAGACTCTTCTAGTTGGTCTAGTATTTTCTTTTCCATTCTTTTAGCTGCTTTTTGTGCAGGATAAAATGTTTGTGATGTAGGTGTTTTACCAACGCCCATATTTATTTTATCTTGTATAGGCTCTAATGTATCTTCAAATGCTCCTAACTGCATCTCCTGTTCAAGAGATTGTTTTGTTGCACCGGGTGCTAAGTCTTTACCATCTCCCGGAAACCCATATACATTTTGCAATTCTTCCATAGCATTTTCTGGGTCTTTAGGGTCAAAGTGAACAGCTTCTGTAACTCCATCAGGTATCCTTGTCGGGTCTACTCCTAGCGGAAATCGTTGTCCTGCAAATAAAACGTCAATAATTTGTCCGTATGCTGCAAGAACTTTTGTTTTAGTTATCTTAATAAATACTTTTGACCTTTCAGTTTCAGTAAACTGCATGTCAGTACTATATAGACCTCTATATTGTCTATAAGCATTAAGCCATCTTTCTTCATCGTATCGTCTTGAATCTTCAGCAGAATCAAATTTATCTTTTACGTAAGCTGCTAATTCTTCTTTTGGAGACTTTGGTGCAAACACCATAGCTTCAATATTTTCGTCTTCTTCTGCCATAATTAATATCCAAATATGTTATCTGCAGGTTGCCACTTTTGCATTGTTTTTTCAGGGTTATAATCAAATATTGATTGTGACCTTGGTCTAGACATTACACCATAACGCAAAGCGTCATATAAGTGGTCTTCTGCTTTTGTATCAACATCTTCACTATTACTTTTATCTAGTGGTAACGTTGGTAGCTGTGCAATTAAATTTGTGCACGTATTAAAAATTGTTATTCCTGCCTCTTGTGTATCTTCATCTACTTGCAATCGTCTATGTATTTCATTCTTGCCCGCAACACGTGAACCTCTACTTCTGTCAGATGGTCGCCATCTACAACCTGTAGCAATCATCTGTTCTGCTAACGACGGTCCTGTGTCTCCTCTTTTGTGCCAACAAGAGCTATCCAATACACCATAGCTAATCTGCCCATCATTTAATTCTTCTTCCAAGACAGCATACGCCAAATCTTTTGCCGTATACTTTGATAAGTATAGCTCACGATAAATAACCAACTGTTCATTAGCTGGATTAACTGCAAACCAAAGGACCGCACTGTACGAAGAATAACCATAATCGCATGCACGAAACCTTCTCCAACTAGCTGGAACTGAATAGCTATCCACCACGTGGTACTTCCTATTAAACTCAGCAAACGCTGCACCTTCTGCGACATCCCAACTTCCTTCTAATAATTGTCTACGTTGCGTCTCTGGTAAAGAGAGCAACATGGCTTCATAATCCCCTGCGTTATACAAGTATGGATTATCAAGTAGTTTTGCCGGTATGAACCTTCTACTAAAAAGGGGCATTCCCGACTTGCTATGGGCTTTTGGATATCTAAGCGTTTCGCCTGTTGTGATATCAGTTGCCCAAAATGCTTTATTTGGTACGCAAGGGTCGATAAACATTTTTTTAACCCAGCTATGTCCCGGACCTCCGGGGTTTGTTGTTCCACGCATATAGACCGGAAGTGAGGAGTCTGCCGTTCTAAGACGTGAGCGTAAATAATCCCAAGCATATGGTGTCGGATACTGTGTTAGTTCATCAAAACCTATATACGTGAATGCCTGACCTTGGTAACGTAGAACATCTTTTTCTTGTTCTAAGTATGTCATCCATACACGTGCCCCCGAAGGAAATGTCCATTGACTTTTTCGTTCTTGCCATTTAGCACCCGGAAAAGCTCTAGGGTATATCTCTTGAGATTTATGTATAATCTCTCTTAATTCATCATTCGTTCGTCTGAGTATAAGAGCATTAGTTGCACCATTGCCACAGTATCTTAAAGGGTCAATAATTAAACTATATGTCTTGCCTCCTCCAGCTGCCCCACCATATAAAACTTCTCTTTCAGGAGCTGCTAAAAATTCTGTTTGAGGACCGGGATTTGGTCTAAATAAAACTTCTTGTTTCGGCTGTTCCTCTACTGAAGTTACATCAGGCTTAAACAATACTTCTTCAGCTGCAATATTGTTCTTGGTTAAGTCATTTAATTGTCGTTGCGTATGTCGCAACTTCATTTTAGCAGACCTTACTTTTCTTCCTTTAGAGCTTTTAACCTTAGACGTTGACTTGAGTTTCGTCCGAGGCGGAATAGCGTTTTTGTTGACCATGCCTTCTTCTGTCAGATTTGTCTTTCTTCATACGTTTCCACAGTCCCATTGAACTTATCTTTCGTCCTGTGTAATCCGTCAACCATCTAGCTACTTCTGTATAAGATGACTGCTTTAAATATTTTTCTGCCTGTTCTAAAGCTTCAAGCTGTTCTTCAATAGGTTCTAAAGCATACTTATTATCTTCAGATTGCTTGTATCCCCAAGGGACAGTTGGTCCTTTTAAACTACTGTATCGACTCATCTTCTTCTTTTTTTGCAGGCAAAACAAATAAACCTACTGGCTTGTTTGTTTCTATATTTATCTTTTCTACCTTAGAAAGACCTACTCTGTCAAGTATTTGTTGTGATGCAAGTAACTTTTCTCTAGTACCAATCTCTGTAGGGTCATCTAAAACACCAACCATGGACATTACAGCTTTAGGAGCATGTGCTGCCATTTCTAATTCTGCACGTTCAATTATTTCATGACGTATAGATTGAATAATATGATGAGGATTTGTATTTTCAGAATAACCTGCAAGTCTCATAGCCTTGGCATAATTACCTTTTGCTTCTCCAAACAACTCGTTTAAAAATTTTTGTTGTAGTTCTGTTAATTCTTTACGCACGTTTATTTTTCTTTCTTGCTGTTTTTGTTCTTGCAAAAGAACGATTTTTACTTTTTGCTTTTACAGACAATTTTTTATTATTCATTGGGTTGCCTGTAGTATGATGAACATCTTTGCCATCACCTTTAGTTACCACTCCACGTTTAGCCATAATAGACCTAGCTTGATTACGTGATGCTCGTCTCTTTATCTGTTTAGGACGTTTGTGATATCTATCGTATTCTTTTCTATAATTACGTTTAGTCATTTCTTTTTTCGTACTTGTTTACGCTTGCGTCCAGAGGGTGAAACGGACCATTTAATGTTGGTGGGTTTTCCTCCGGGATTTCCGGCTTTTCTTTTTTTACGGACAGCTGCAGATTTTTGTCCTTTAGACATCTTGTCCGCAACTGCTTTCGGACGACACGCTGGATATTTTCTCTTTGATTTACCAGCCGATTTACGCCCACATGGTTTCCCTGTTGCTACGTCTCGCCAATCTTCTTTGAACCACTTTCGGAGTCCACCTTTGTATGCCATATATACTCACTTTTTAAATTGGTCTTTTATACTTTTAATTACACTTTTTAAATCAAACGGCTTTTCGTTTGGTCTATAAGGGCATTGGTACTGTCTTGGACATTCTCCTGCATCATACGGTAAATATTCTCTATACTGTGTATGATTTGCTCCCACAAAAACACATACCCTTTGCTTATTAACTAGTATTTGACTTGCTAATCTACAAGTCGTTTTAACTTTGTCTTCCCCTTTAGCTTCTTGTATCCCTACTAAAAGATACAATATAACAACCATTGCTAATAAACTTAAATAGAAAGACTTATTATCCATAACATCCAACCAAGTCCGCTACATCCAATTAACGCTGCTATACCAATAATAGTATAATCTCGTATTTGTCTTTTTCTTTCAGCAGCTTGGTATATCATTTCTTGACGTTGTCGTCTAATTCTACCTTCTTCACGGACTAAATCGTCCCAAGCTTGCAATCCATAGTGTCCTATTAGAAAATTTTTAAGTTCTTCTCTTTGTTTTTGTAGTTTTTTTCTACTAGAAAAACTTTGAATTGCTATTTCTTCAATCGACCCATTAAATAGTTTATCAAGAGCAGATGGATTATTTGCATTTTTATGAATGTTATCAACATCACTTACTGCATTCATCCATCTTCCAAGTTCACCAGATAAGTCTTCAATTTCCTTACCCAACATAATGGCTTTTTTTATGCCGTTATATGCGGCTGTTGCTCCTGTAACAGCAGCAGATAATGTAATTGGGTCTAGCATATTTATTTTTTATCTTTAGGTAAACAAACTGCAACTATTTCATGTTTTGTCTTGCCTCCGTTGCTAGGGACAAGAGGTTGGCTATTAATCCTTTCTGCAAAATATTTACAATCGTTAATATCTGCAAATGTTTGGGTTTTATTTTGAACTGCTGTGCCAATGTAAACATATAGCACAAATTCAATCATGACGAACGCCAGCCACCACCCATTGCTTTATATCTTTTGGAAGCATAAGCGTTTGCGTAAGCAGAAGGATACACCTTAAACTTACGCTTAGCTTCAGCTTTCGCTTTTGACCATAAAGCAGGTTTAGTTGGTTTTGGTTTAGAAGATTTTTTCTTCTTGGCTGCCATTACGCTTTCACTAATTTGTAGCCTTTAGATTTAGCCATAGCTCTAATTTGTGTTAGAGTCATTGCTTTTTTAGAACCGCCTCTAGCCATTCCTTTAGATTTCATTCCGCCTCTAGCATAGCCTTTGGCTTTCATCTTTGCTCCACCTCTTGCCATACCTTTAGCTTTTTTCTTACCATGCATTGCCATAATTATTTCTCCTTAGCATATAAATTATTAAATACTCTTGCAGTGTCCTCAACATAGTTGGGGTCTTGCTTTGAGTGATGAGTCCATTGACTCGGTACAAAATCAGGTGGTCCTTCACCTGTTACAAACCATGCTGGGTTAGTAACCCTTACACGATTATTAGGTAACGCTACTATGTTACCTGTCCATTTTCCTGCATCCATTAATTCTAACACATGACTTTGTTTGTGTTGTGCAGGGTCATCAGCTACTTCGCTATCCGTGTAGTCTACAGTAAAGTAATACTTTGCCGGATAAAACTGATTATCTATTTTTGCTTGCCAAGGACAAGGTGTTGCTCTATTTAGTACAAAAACCGAGTGATGGTGCGATTGACAATCCCAAGGCTGAGCCAAATATGTAGGCAAAGGTTCTGCCCATTCATCATAAGGCGTATCTCCTACAAGGGCAGTTAGTGGCATTCTAGCCCACATAGCACCCCCGTGTATATTCTCTTCTTCATCACAACCTGTAAACAATACCTGAAAACTTAATGTCTTCATTGGTAAGGTTGTTACTGCTATAGCCATTCCATGTAAAAATTCGCCATGGTATCGCTGAAAATTGGTCGTATATTCTCTACGAACCCATACCTTAAAATAAGGTATATTACTTGTTATATAGTTCATTTATTTCTTCTTACGTTTAGTTATCCGTTTTTGTTGTTCAATAAATGCTCTATAAATGCGAGCTGCACCAGCTTTGCCAGCAACTCTCGCTCTTTGTTCCATTGCAATAGCAGCCTGCGTTTTATGAGCATGACTCCTATTTGACCTTTTAATCTTAGCTACAGATGCTTTTGCATCAGCGGCTGTAGTAAATTTTAATCCCCTAATTGTGCCCTTAGGGTTTTCATCAGTGTATAGGTCACTATGTTTTTTTGACCTTGCGGGCTGCCCCTTTTTCCTTGGTACTCTAGCAGCCACTACTTATTCTTTTGGGCAGCCATAGATTTTTGAATAGCTTTCTGTCTTACTTTTTCATAGCCTGACATTTTGCCATCTTTATCTAAATCACCTAATTGTGTTCCGCCTCTTTTTCTACCTTTTACTTTGCCGCCTTCTTTAGCTCTAACATTTGCTTTAAATACGTCTTTAGTTCTAGGTACGTTTGTTGCTAATTCCATTATAGCTTTGGCTGCTGCAGATTGTTTATTAAATATAGATGCAAGTTTTTCTCTATCTTTATCTTTAGCTGACTTTCGGGGGTCATCTTTTATCATTCTTAAACCTAACGCTAAATCTTGGTCAGATATACGTGGATTATCTTTAAGAAACTTTTTTACTTTTGCCTTGTCCTTATCTGACATTCTTTCGTCATTACTCATGTTAATCCAACTCCTTTCATTCTATGAATTAATCTATCTGCTCTATTGGTTACTTGTTTGTACCATCTAGAATCCTGCATTTGATTTGCGGCTTCAATATAGTCGCCATCTTTTATTGCCTGTATCATTAATTTAAATTTACAAAATCTTGGGTAGCCTAAATTAAACATCATATTGCAACATATTAATTTAACTTCCTCATTCATGGAACTCCAATCATCAAATACTTTTCTGCAATCATTTACAGTCGTTCGTACATCTTGCTGAAAGCATTCATCAACTCTTGCCTTGCTGACGGGCGTTCCCATTGCCATTTGATGCTCCGGGTCAGTCTCTTTGACCAAGTGCCCAATACCAAAAGTGGGTAAACCAAGATGGTCCAAATATACTTCATACTTACATCCCTCATCAATCTCAAGTTCTTTTTGTAATCTTTCTACAAAATATTCCATTAGTGTTTCCTTTTTAACTCTTCATTTTCTTTTAATATTTTATAATATGCTTTTGTCAATTCTTTTAAATCATCTTGTAAAATAAATACTGTTTCTCTAGCGGCAACTAATTCTCTACGTAAGGCTTCCTCAAACGTATCTTCATGGTTATCCCAACCATTTGCTTTAATCATTTCCTGCCACCAAGAGCACTA